GCCGAAGCCGTTCGCCACGAATTGGGATGACCTCAAGGAACGCTTGATGCACCATGAGGAGAATGCCAAGAAGTCTGATGGTGCGTTGTGGTCACCTGTTGAGTATTACCCAGGTAGGACTCGCGGTAATACTGCGATCAGGTTCATTGAAGCGTTGGTCGTTGACATGGACGGCGAATCGTTTGCCAATGCCAACCTCGATGGGTTTGAGTATCTTGCCTACTCCACGTACTCGCATCGACTGGATGATCCTCACTACCACTTAGTTTTGCCGTTGGCTGAGCGTGTACCGGCAGGGCTGTGGCGAGCTGTGTGGGCTGAGTTGCATGAACGACTCAACTTGCAAGGTGACCCTGCAACGAAAGATGCTGCGCGTATCTTCTACCTTCCACAACATGCACCAGATCAGCCGTTTGAGTTCCACGAACAATCAGGCAAGTTCATTGACACAGACTTCCAATACGAACCTGCACGCAACCCAACACCAAGATCGCCACGTCAGTCTGCTCAGCCTCGACGCAAGCGCACGGTTGGTGTTGAGATGAATGATGCGTGGTGGGATGCAGGCAAAGTGATCACGAAGTATGACGGTCTAGAAGGCAAAGCATTGTGGTCTTCCGTGTTGGCTGACTTCCGTGCCTTGCGCTCGGCTTGTGAGGATGTCATCTAGAATTAGCGCATGGCTGGCGCACGTACCTTCGTAGTTCGATTCCTTGCTGACGCTGATCAATACAAGAAGGGCATCAAGCAAGTCAACGATGGCATGGGCGGTCTAAAGACCGAGGTGTCTAGTTTGTTGCCGTCATTCAAGACAATGGCGATTGCTGGTGCAGCTGCGTTCGGTGCCGTGAGCGCGTTCGCATTCAAGGCTGTGCAGGCTGCTGCTGAAGATGAGAAGTCGCAAGCGTTGTTGGCTGCGCAGTTGAAACGAACCTTCGGTGAGCAGCAAAACTTGACTGATTCTGTTGAGCGTTATATCTCGGTGACACAACTTCGTACAGGAACTAGTGACACAGAGTTGCGTGACTCGCTGGGGACATTGGTTCGTTCAACAGGTAATTTGACGACATCTCAAAACCTGTTGAATGTTGCTCAGGATGTCTCCGCTGCTACAGGTAAAGACCTTCAATCAGTTTCCTTGGCTCTTGCCAAGGCCAGCCTTGGTCAATTCACAGCGTTGGGGAAACTTGGTATTCCGTTAGATGAAAGCACAAAGAAGTCGAAGGACTTTGGGAAAGTTTTGGAAACTCTGGAAGGTCAGTTTGGTGGTGCTGCGGATGCTGCTGCAAACACATTCGGTGGCAAAATCAAAATCATTCAAGGACAGTTCGGTGAGATTGTCGAAACGATTGGTGCAGCTTTACTTCCATACTTGGATAAGTTCGCCACGTTCTTAGTTGACAATGTTGCTCCGGCTGTTCAACGAGTCACAAGTGTGATCGGTGAAAAGGGTTTGATTGCTGGGTTCCAACAGTTGATCTTTGAATCTGGTGGTGCTGGAACATCAGTTGTCGCAGCCTTCAAAACTATGGCTGTCGCAGGTGCAACGGTAGCGAATGTTTTGTACAAGGCTTACTTCTTTGCGTCGGCTCTCGCAAAGGCACCATTCGCAGCAGGTGAAGCAGCCAAGGACGCATACAAAGCGTTGACCGGTACAGCAGTCAACATTGACAATCTGAAGGCATCATTCGACAAGATTGCTATTCCAGTCAACCGTTTCAAAACTGAGTTGATGTCTGCTGATCAGGCTGAGCGAATGTTCAACAAGACAGGCAAGATCACCGCAGACACTTTTGATGATGACACTAAGGGCAGTGTGGCTAAGGCTGTGAAGACCGCTACTGAGAAACTCAAGATTTATACGGATGCGTTGAAGTCGAGCAACTCTGCACAGAAGTCGTTCACTGCTGCACAGAAGGCTTCGGTCAAGGCTGGACAGTCGTTGACCCAGGCGAACACGAATGTGGCGAACGCGCAGGATGCGTTGGATCAGGCTGTGGCTGGGTTCGGTGCTGATTCGCCTCAGGCTAGGAAGGCTGCGAAGGAGTTGGAGTTGGCTCAGCGTGGGTTGGAGCGTGCTGGGTACAACGTGGAGGGTTCGTTGTTTGCGATCAAGGATGCGGAGGAGGCGTTGAAGAAGGCTCGTTCTGATCCTGAGTCCACTCCTCAGTCAATTCGTGAGGCTGAGATTGCGTTGGCTGAGGCGAAGTTGTCGAGTGCTGATGCGATTGATCAGCAGACTGAAGCGACTAACACTTTGACGACTGCGACTGGTTTGTTGAATGAGGCTGTGTTCGGTGCGTCGATTGGTTCTGACATTTACACCCAGTTGTCGGATGCGTTGACTGATGCGAAGAACGCTCAGGCTGATGCGACTGAGGCGGTGGCTGAGGCGATTGATCGTGAGACTGAAGCGTTGGATAACTATCGTGAAGCGATCAAGAAGGTTGGGGAGACTCAACTGTTGTATCCAAAGGTCATTGCTGCGAACCCGATGGCTGGTGCTGCTGCAACTATTCCTGAGACGGTGACTGGTAACTCGACTGGGTTCAACGCTAATGGCAGTCCAATCAATGTCACCGTGAATGCTGGGATGATTAGTGATCCTGCGACTCTTGCATATGATTTGGATGAGTTGTTGAATAACTTTGCACGGCAGAACGGAAATAGCTTCTACGGGTTGACACGCTAATGGCTAAGGCTGCGAAGTGGGGTTCAACATACAAGGTGTTGTTGGATGTCGGCTTCTTGGCTGATGCGTTCACGTTGGATTCAAGTCTGTTGGATGGCACTGATGTGTTGGATGGGTCAACAGACTTTGTTGATGTGACTGAGTATGTGACGAACATCAATATCAATCGTGGTCGTTCCACACAGATAGAGAACTTTCCTTCGTCTAGTTGTACCGTTGTTGCTGATGACCGTGCAGCTGCACGATACTTTGATCCGTTGAATACAGCGTCAGAATGGTATTCGGGTGGGACTGTTGGTATCGCACCACGTCGCCAGTTCCAGGTGTACGGAGGGACAGCCGGTACGACTGCGATGTTCTCAGGTTTTGTGTACGACTTGAACATTGACTATGCCGAACCGAACCTATCAACAGCGACGATTGTGGCTACCGATGCGCTAGGTCAACTTGGTCAAACTGTTCTGACTGCATTCAACCCTTCGTCACAGTTGACCTCTGCCCGTGTGTCAGCAATCTTGGATCGTCCAGAGGTGTCGTTCTCTACAGCTCTGCGAAACATTGAGACTGGGGTTGCGACATGTGGGACTCTTGCATATGAGGATGCGACGAATGTCTTGCAGGCGTTGCAGGATGTGGCGACGGCTGAGGGTGGGCGTTTGTTTGTTGATCGTTCTGGGGCTGTGCAGTTTGATGCTCGGATTGCGACTTCGTTTGGTACTGCTGTGGCTTCGTTTGGTGGTACGGCTGGGTTGCCGATTCAGTCTTTGTCAAATGTGTATGGGGCTGAGACGGTGGTGAATCGTGTGGCTGTGCAGATTGATGGTGGTACGGCTTCGAGTATTGCAAATGGTACGGCTTCTCAAACTGAGTATGGGATCAAGGCGTTGAGTTTGACTGGGGTTCCGTTGGATTCGGATGCTGCTGGGTCTGCGTTGGCTTCGTCGTTGTTGACACGGTTTCAGGAACCTGTGGTTCGGTTCTCGGAGATGGATGTGTTGTTGGGTGCGTTGACTGTAGCCCAGCAGCAAACGATGGCAGGTCTTGAGATTGGTGACATCCTTGAAGTGTCGAAGACATTCTCAACTGGCACACCGGCAACGGTGACACAGAATGTGGTTGTTGAATCCATTCGTCACAGTGTCAACCCACAACGGCACACTGTCACTATCGGGATGGGTCAAGTCCAACTTGTACTACCATTCATCCTGGACACCTCAGCCCTCGACGACACCGACTACGCACTACAATAGGAGCATTATGGCAGTCAGACCAACCTTCACTAGTGGCGATGTATTGACCGCTGCAAATATGAGTACAGTCGCCACAGCGATTGTTGCTATCAACGCACAAACAGGCACAACATACACAGCCGTTGCCGGTGATGTTGGCAAACTTATTACAGCTAGCAACGCAGCTGCAATCGCACTCACAATCCCACCCTCAGTCTTTGCTGTTGGCGACCAGATCAACATCATGCAAGGCACAGGTGGATCGGGTGTTGTCACAATCACAGCAGGTGCAGGCGTGACATTGAACTCGAATGGCACAAAGTTAAAGACCAACGGACAGTTTGCAGTCGCAACAGTTCTTTGCACTGCATCCAACACGTTCCTGGTGTTCGGCAATTTGGTCGCATAGGCCATGCAGTTACTTGCTTCAGTTGCCAGTGTCGAAACACCTTTGTCAATTCAGTTCCTTGTTGTTGCTGGCGGAGGTGGGGCTGGGCGTGATGGTCAAGGTGGTGGTGGCGCAGGCGGATACCACAACTCAACATCTGGTGAAACAAACGGTGGAGGTGAACCTTTAGACTCTGAACTTGTTTTGCTTAAATCAACAAACTACACAGTCACAGTTGGTGGTGGAGGTGCTGGTTCTACTGCCAGCAATGCTACTTCTGGTAGCAGTTCTGTATTCAGCACAATTACTTCAACGGGTGGTGCTGGCACAAACAACAATGCTGGTGGTGCAGCAGGATCATTTGGATTTTCAGGTGCTGCGCAAGGCGGTGGCGGTGGTGCAGGTGCAAGCGCAGGTACAAGCATCAACGGCGCAGCAGGCTTAGCAAGTTCGATCACTGGCAGTTCTGTGACTCGTGGTGGTGGTGGTGGTCGTGGTTGCACAACAAACGGAAGCGACCAAGGTGCAGGTGGGTCGGGTGGTGGTGCAAGCGGTGCTGGCTCTGGCACAAACCCTGCTGCATCTGGAACACCGAATACTGGTGGTGGTGGCGGTGGTGGTCGTGACCTTGCGTTCGGTGCTTCTACTGGCGGTGGGGGTGGGTCAGGAATTGTCGTCCTCAAGTATCTTGATTCATTCACTGTGACCATTGGTGCAGGGCTAACTGGAACAACAGCAGCACCATCTGGAGGTTACAAGGTGACAACAATTACTGCTGGTACAGGGAATGTGAGTTGGGCATAATGGCACACTACGCATTCATTGATGACGACAATATCGTGACTGAAGTTATTGTCGGGATTGATGAAACAGAACTCATTGAAGGTCTTGATCCTGAAACATGGTACGGCAACTTCCGTAATCAAGTATGCAAACGCACAAGTTACAACAACAAGATTCGCAAACAGTATGCAGGTATTGGCTACACATATGATGCTGACGCTGATGA